TTAAATAAGGTGGGGGTTTTTTATAATAAAGAAGCCCAGGTAGAAACCTAGGCTTGATTTTCCTTTATTATGCGTATGTCCTTCAAGACTCAAAGGTAATAATTAGCACTTAACTACCAAAAAAAACCTACTCTTTTTTAAGGAGTAGGTAAACCAAAAACCACCAACTATGAGAGCTTCTTATGATTGCCTATTTGTATTATCGTAAAACTTGGTAAGGATACTTCCATAAAGCATAGCCTGATACCTAGTTATAAATGAATCTGAACTCTCGTTTATGTAGAAGTAGTCTTGGGATTGCATATATACAAAGCATCTATCTTCATATTCATCATCATCTGTAACAGACTCCACTAAATTAATATTAATGTGAGCATTGGTTTGCTCAACACCATCGCCATACTCATAGCTATCATCCTCTGTTAATTGTACGATGTGCATTAACATCTTTAGCACTTTCTTTTATAATGATTAATCTCAGCTTCATCATTACCTCATTTAATCTTTGTTCTAGGATTCTTTGCTCTAACTTTAAACTTTTGATTACTTCATCAGGTTGTTGATTGCTCATACAAATTTACATTTTAATTATTTTAGAAATAAAAAGTGCATATCGCATTGACTATCAATGTAATACACACTTAATTGTTAAATGTTGAAACTGCCCTTGTTAAATGTTACTTCTTAGGTAACCTAATTATCTTACTACCTAATGGCATAGGTACGAATATAGCAATTCTTCCGCTATCTAAAACCACACCACAACCAAGTGTTGGTCTTTTGGGGAAAGGTCGTGAATATTCCATTGCATAAGCATTAATATCAATGCCACAACCCACATTCATACCGAATATCATATCCTTATCACTTGAGGAGTACAAAACTCCCCCAAAGGAGTGAATATGACCTATTACAGTTGATTGCCTTGCATCTCTTGCTCTATTGATTGCACCTGCTTGTCCTGATGATCCTGTACCATGAGTATATAAAACACCATCTATTTCCCATTCTAAGCTCCATTTCCAGCCTCTAGGAGCTTCCCAAGCATCTTCATAGGATTTAATAAAACGGCTCGGTAAACCGCTTGTAATAGCCTTTCTTTTATGTAGGGCACTATGGTTACCTATGCAAACTTTTACATTAGGGAAACGCTTGTACCAAATACTTAATTGTTGTAGGGCTAATTGTGATTCTTTGGAGGCCGATTCTCCATTAGGATTCGTTTCATGATAAGAGATAGCATGATTGTCTACCTCATCTCCAATGTGGACTATTTCAGTACATTGGAACTTATTAAACACCTCATAACAAAAGTCGAGGTATTTAGGATGACAGAATGGAAAATGCGTATCGCCTATGATACCCACATTTTTGGTTTTGCTCATATTGGTTGGATTGGTTATTTATATAATGAGTAAACTGTTTTACCATTTACTTTTATAGCTCTTAAAACTTGCTTTCTATTTTTACCATCACTATAAGATACATGAACCCAATCAGGTTTACTTGCATCACCCATCTCCCATATTAATTGGTCGAACTCTAAATTGTCTTTAATGAAATGGAATATCTCTACATTGCTAGAGTTAGGCATATCATCCTGGTCAATGTCAGCAGCTTTGCCTTCGCAATGTTGTGAGCTTAATGCTCCTCCTATATAATGGTTTAATACTTTGCTTCTATATCCACTAGAAATATTTAGTGAGCCGTATTTTTCTCTAATCGGCTCAAGCACTTGATTACATAAAACAGTAATATTCATTAAATGCTCAGGAGTAGGATCATTAGACACCCCATGTCTTTTAGCGGACTCAGAACGAGTAAACTCTGCTAAACTAAAGTGAGTTGTGATTTGCATTCTTTCTTTTTTTAGTAGCTCCATTTAGAAACCTTGTCTTTACGAAATTATAGATTTGTAATGACAACCAAATTATGGAAAGAATATTCACGATTAATTGAGTGTAAGGGCTTACCTTAACTACTTCCATAAAAGATAGCCAAGAGATAGTTGTAGATGCTATACCTACTGAAGATAATTCAGTCGAGTTTGTAATATTATGCATTAGGCTTTTTTTCAAAGATTTGATTAATTGTGGTTAAGCCAAGTGCTATAGCTGAAAAACCTAACAAGCCATTAAAAGCCCATTCTTTAATATCGTACTTAATTGACAAATAAGCTAAAACTATTCCATTCAATAATGAGAATAATCCTGCTACTCTTTTAGAGGAAACTTCTTTGTCATTTGAAACCATCTTTTTTAAAAACTGCATCATTTTCCTAACTTTAAATAAAAGCTACCTGAGTAGCCAACATTATAATTTTTACTTATATCTACACTAAAGCCTATTAGAGCCTTATTTTTGACACTTAGCATCAAGGAAGGACTTAGTACTTCCAAGCCATTAAGTGGGCTATATGAGCCTCTAATGCCCCAAAAAAGGTTATTAGTCGGTTTATTAGCGTAGAACTCTTTAGTTAAGATGGTTTTTTCGGTTATTTTGGCTTGAAAGCCTCTTGAAATGATCCTATTTTGACTAATAGTATCATCTATCACAAAGATATTAGAATCTTTCTTAATAGTGTCAGAATAAGCCTTAACCTGGTTATAATCGGATATTATGCGTATCGTATCGGATATATACGCATATATTGTATCTATAACCTTATAAGGAATAGAATCCCCTTTTTTGTACTTATTTATGTACACATTTGTGTACAAGGTATCGTGTAAGGTAATTACCTTTTTGTATTTAGATGGATCAAAAGTAGTGTTTACTTGCTTGGGTTTAAGCAAAAAATATAGCCACAACACTAAAAGCATTATGGCTATGAATAAAATATTGTTCTTAACGAACGACATTACAATTCTTCTTCTTCTTCTTTAACAAATGTAATACCTGTTGTCCAATCTTCAAGGAAGTTAAAGTTCTCTAACCCCTTCGGATTTAACACTTCAATAGGTTTAAACTCAAACTCTTTGTTTCCTAATTCTTCAACTTGTTTGGTTAGCTTTTTGATAGCTTCTTTAGTAAATTGGTAACCACCTTTGCTATCCAATAAAAGAATGTCTTTTTCATCGGTTGATGCGTTGTCAAGACGGAGTTCTTCAACTTGGGCTTGGTAGCTTTCGTGGTGGGATTTGACTTTTTCATACAAGCGGAATAATTTTTTCTGAATTTTTGTTTCCTGTGAGCCAATAACTGCGTTAAGGTTGGCTACTAATTGGTTGAGTTGATTGTACTTCATATTGGTTTATTTTACACAAATATAGGTTAATTGTTATAAGTTTGGTTGTAATATTGTTCAGGTGTTTTATAGTCTCCTAATCCTTCGCAATATTCTTCAAACCAATCTTTTGTAAATTGTATTATCTGTTCTTTTTCTTTTTCAAGTCCTTGTTGCGTAATAATGTTAATAACATCATTCATAACAGATTCAATTTCTTTAGTCTTAGCATTAGCAAACATTTGCTCAACTAAACCTAATACATCTTGCATTGCTGTTTTCATAATATTGGTTTTGCCAAAATTAGGACTATTCGGTTACTTCAGCAACTTCTTCTACCACAGGAGGTACATAATCGCCTACGATTGTAAGGTTAAGTTGTTCAGCAATCCAATCATACGCATATTGATTTGTCTGCCAATCTGCATAATCTTGACCTGTCATAGTCAAGTTGCCTTGTGATAGATTTACTATTGTATCACTTAAAAGTGCATAGTAAAACGTAGCTACATTTGTTAAATTGTCATTAATGCAATAAGCGTTAAGAATTGTTGCCGTTCCTAAATTTAGTGGGAATACCACAGGTTCTATTTGTTTCATTTTATATATTTTATGCGTAAATAAATTGAGTTTTATTTTCTCTAACACCTCGTAATTTTCTTGCCATATTGTTATGATTCATATTATAAAGGTCAGTTAAATCTTTCAAACAATCGTAATAAACACCAGTAAAAGTGTCTAATACTAATTTTGCTCTAAATGATTTTCCGCCTTTTTGTGCTTCCGACATTTTTTTTCTTGATTCTAGTGATGCTTTTCTACCATAATTAGGGTTTTCTACACCTTTTTTATAACATCCTTGCCTTAATATTTTCATTCTCTCAATAGTTTCTTTTGAATATTTATAACCTTTAGAACTAACTGCATTTTTATTAAGATTGCAACATTTTACATCATCAAAATATAAATCTAAATAATATTGTTCTCTTTTATTTAAATCATCATATGCACATTCTTCAAGAATAATAAATTTAGGAAGTCCATATTTATTATATACATTTTGAATAAACCCACTTTTATTTTGATTTGTAGTCATTAAATATTTATGCCTACTAAATCTATTTTCAATATTAATAGATTGACCAATATAAAAATAGCCTGATTCTTCCCAAAATAATTTATAAATACCTAACATTTTATTTATTTTAAGGTGTTGCATTATATAAATTAATATAATATTGAGTTCCATCTACTACTATTGGTAAATATCCTGCTGCACTTGATGCTGAACCTGATTGCACTATTCCAATCTTAAATGCACCTGAACCAAATCCTGTTGGTGCGGTTGTTAATGTGCCTTCAAATACACCTGCACCTGCTACATATAATTTTGATGTTGGGTTTGTAACTCCTATACCTACATTACCTGAACCATCTATTGTAATACCATCTGTTCCACCTAAAGTTGCAGTTATTGATAATTTACCTGATGAAGATGTTCCTGCTCCTATTTTCCAATCTCTTACACCATATTCATTTATTGTAATATATGGTTTTGTTCCTGCTGCACCATATAGATATAAAGCGTTTGCAGTTGTACCTGTAATTCTAATTTGGTCACCTGCCGTTACACTACTAGAGAATGTAGCTGCTCCTGTTGCTCTTAAAGTACCATTAACATCTAGTGTATAAGATGGCGATGTTGTTCCTATACCTACTCGTTTATTAGTAGCATCAAGATACATTATACTTGCAGCCGTTTGGTCTCTAAAATCTATACTTACGCCACTTCGTGTTGCTACTACATCAGTATATGCAACTCCTGTTATGGTAACATTTGAACTAAATCTTCCTGTACCATTGACATCTAGTTTGTATCCTGCGTCACTTGTAGTTCCTATTAATACATTCCCACCTCCTTTAATAGCCATTCTTGTAGTTCCTGATAAATCAGAGTCAAAAAACAAATCTGTATCATTTGCTGAATTATACCATCTTATTCTTGATTTAGTATCTTGTACTTCAAAATCAAAATTATTTGGACTTGTACCTGTTCTTTGTAAAGAAAGTTTATTATTTGTACTATATACTGATGAAATAATATTACCTCCTGCCGTTACACTACCTGAGAATGTAGCTGCTCCTGTTGAGGCTATATAAAGCCTATCTGCAAAAGTAGTGCCTGTTTGTGTAGTAGATTGACGTATTGCAAAATCTCCAAATACTGTAACATCATTTCTTATCTGCCATCTTCTACTTGAACCATCGGAAGCATTTTCAAAATTAATACCACCAAGATTGTTAGTAATATTACCTATTGTAAATTGACCATAAGTATTAGTAGTTCCCAATGCTAAATATCCATTAGCTGCTAACGTCATTGCTTGGGTAAAGGTTATAGCGTTACCTGCCGTTCCGGAAGGAGCAATATACCATCTATGTTGTCCGCTACCTAAATCATAATTTGTTGCTGCTGCACTTCTTGCATAAACCCAATTAGATGCTCCAAAGTATGCGTTTGCACTTACAATAGTTCCACCCCCACTTCCTGAAAAAATAGCATCACCTAAACGCCCAATTTCAAAAGCAGTAAATATACTATTCCACGCACTCGGTGTAACTCCTAGACCTAAATTGCCTGAATTTGTTAAGGTTAAAACCGCAGTAGATGGACTAGCACTTGTATACCATTCGTAGTTGTAAGAACTGCTCATTCTATATGTTCCACCAACCCCACCAACACTCATAAAGAATCCTGCTGAAGAAGTGCCATCTACTCTAATTCTAGTATTTGCTGAACCACTTGCGTTAATATCTCCTAATACGTCTAACTTGTAAGAAGGACTAACTCCTAATCCTAAATTGCCTGAAGATGAAATATACATTCTATCAACTCCATTAGTTCTAAAAGCCATTTCATCATTTGTGTGTGTATATTTAATATACCCACTAGCACCTCCTGCATCTATAAATTGTAAATAATTATCAGTCGTTCCATAAATACTTAAAAAACCTGATGTAGAACCTTGAACCCTAATTCCATCTGCACCTGTATATCTTAATTCAACTGCATTATCTGTTAATAAACTATTCCCTATTGCACTTGTACCTGTAAATTTAGGTAGGTAACCTGAAGTTCCTGTGCCTGTTACTGGGTTAGTTAAAGCTGCTTGATATTGTGGAATGTTTAAAGTATTTCCTACAAACGTTGCAGCACCACTTGTTCCTGTTGTGGTTAAAGTGATTGTTCCTTGTTTATTATTAAAAGTATTCCAATCGGTACTTGATAAATAACCACTTATTGATGTAGTCGCTTGACTTATTGATATTACGTTTGAAGTAATACTTAAAGGACTTGTTGCACTTGTTATTCTATTTGTATAAGCAGTGTCCCAATTTGATTGAGATGCCGTTGTAGGAATTGAATAACCTGCCGTTAATGTAACCGCTAAAGTACCACTTGATGTGATAGG